TTGGCGGCTGAGGCTTTTGGAAGGGATGAGGACATGGCGATGGAACGGGGCAGTGCGTTTCTGTTGAAGGTGGGCAATGGCGCGGTGCCGCCGGGGTTCACGACCGTGGCGGGCTTGCGCACCACGCAGCTTACGGTGAACACCGAGACAGTGGTGGTGACCAACCAGGGCTCGGGCGGGTGGCGGGAGCTGCTGTCGGGTGCAGGAGTGCGCTCGGTGTCGCTGAGCGGGTCGGGTGTGTTTACGGGCTCGGCGGCGGAAGCGCGGGTGAAGGCCAATGCGCTGTCTGGCGTGATCGATGATTACCAGGTGGCGTTCGAGAGCGGGGAGACAGTGACGGGGCGGTTCCTGATCACGCGGCTGGACTATGCCGGGGATTTCAATGGCGAGCGGACCTATACCATGGCGCTGGAAAGCTCCGGGCCGGTGGTGACGGCGTGAGGATGGCCAACGCCGTGCGCGGCGAGGTGGCGCTGGAGATTGCCGGGTTAGTGCTGTTGCTGCGGCCCAGCTTTCAGGCACTGGTGGCGGCCGAGGCCGAGCTGGGGCCGCTCTTTCAGCTGGTGGAGCGGGCGGCGGCCGGCGGGCTGACGCTCGCCGAGATGGCGGGGCTGATGTGGCATTGCGTGGCGGACCCGCAGGGGCTGGACCGGGTGGGCTTTGGCGAGGCGCTGGTGGCCGGCGGGCTGGCACAGGCGACGCCGGCGCTGCGGGCGTTGCTGGGGCAGATCCTGGCAGGACAATGACATTTTCCAAGGCAGCGCGGGTGGCGGCGCATGTGGCGGCCCGGGAGCTTGGCTGGGGACCGGTCGCGTTCTGGGCGGCGACGCCCGAGGAATTGCGGACGGCGCTGGGGCTGGATGTGGCGGACACGGGGGCGCCGCTCGATGGGGCGTGGTTGCGCCGGTTGATGGAGGCTTTTCCCGATGGATGAGGATGTGGACGCGCTGGTGGTGCGGGTGCGGGCGGATACGTCGGGATTCATGGCCGGGCTGGGGGACATCAGGCGCGAGCTGGACGGGCCGTTGCTGCAGGGGGCCGAGCGGGCCGGGGGCGGCATCGAGCGAGCGCTGGCGCGGGCGACGGTCTCAGGGCGGCTGGGGTTCGAGGACCTGCGGCGGGTGGCGCTGCGGACCCTGTCCGACATTGCGGCGAGTGCAGTCAGGGGGGATTTGTCGGCGCTCTTTGGTGGGGGCGGCGCGGGTGTGCTGGGGGGCGCGATTTCCGGGCTTCTGGGGGGGGCGCCGGGGCGGGCGACCGGAGGGCCGGTGAGCGCCGGGCGGGCGTACAGGGTGGGCGAGCGCGGGCCGGAGCTGTTCGTGCCGACGGCGGCCGGGCGGGTGGAGGCGGCCGGCAGCGGGGGGCGCGGGCCGGTGCATGTGACGGTAAATGTGGCCGCGCCGCGCGAGGCGACGCCGGCCATCATGCAGCAGACGGGGACGCAGGTGGCGCGGGCGGTGCGCCGGGCGCTGATGCAGGTGGAGGGATGATGCAGCATTGGCTGGCAGGACCCGGCGACCGGCTGCGCTGGCGCTGGGTGAAACGGTTCGACCCGCGTTTCTGGACGGTGGATTTTCCGCGCCCGATGATGGCGGCGGTGACCACGCAGGGGGCGGACGGGCTGGTGGTCACGGCGGAGTTTCTGCGCCGGGGCGACCTGGCGGGGTTGATCTGGGAGTCGGCGGACCGGTGGAGCCACCCGCTGCTGGCGCTGGAGACGTCGCGGGATTATCGTGGGGTAAGGCTCGCCTTCCGGTTGCGGCTGGAGGGGGATGTGGTGCCGCTGGATGCGGTCAACGGCCCGGTGCTGACCATTGAGGGGCGGGATGCAGGCGGCGCGGCACGGGCCTGGTATGTGCGGCTGTGGAACCATGCGGAGGGCTCGCCGACCGACGCGGTGGTGCGGCTGGACTTTGATGCGCTGGATGCGGGCTTCATGCTGCCGGAGGAGGCGGAGCGGGTCTGGGCCGGGGATATCGACCGGATGTTCATCTCGCTGGTGGCACAGGGGTATGATGGGAGTGATGTGCCGTTGCCGTTGCCGGTGACGGCGCGGATGCTGCTGAGCGAGATGGACTGCGAGGGGCCGGCCTCAACGCTGCGGGCCGGTGATGCCTTTGTGCCGCCGCACGGCGTTCATATCTGCTCGGGCTATGATGACAGCTACAACCAGACGCCCGAGCGGGTGCTGGAGGGCATGCATGCACTGGGTTATCGGGGGTCGCTGGTTCATTATCTGGGGATGAGCCATTTTCCGGCGCTGCGTTGGCAGGACGGAGCCTATCTGGCGGGAGTGGCAGGGCCGGTGTGCGGGCCGGCTCTGGCGTGGCATGAGGATTTTCTGCTGCGCGCCAAGGCACTTGGGTTCTCGCCGATCCTGTCCCTTTCCTATGAACTGTTCGACGAGAATTGTCCGCAAGACTGGGCGCAGAAGGATTGGACCGGCGGGCGGGCGCTGACCGGGTACACGCCGCCTTCCACCCTGCTGTCGCCGGGGGTGCCAGCGGCCATGGCGTGGTTGCAGGCGGTGGCCGGGGTGTTCGTGGGGCAGGCGGTGGCGCTTGGGCTGGCACCGCGCTTCCAGATAGGCGAGCCTTGGTGGTGGGTTGGGCCTGATGCGCGGCCGTGCCTCTATGACCCCATGACCGTGGCGCTCTACTTTTCGGAGACCGGCTTTACGGCACCGGTGATTGCCGATGTGCGACTGGTCTCGACGCTGGCCGAGCAGCATTATCTTGACTGGTGCGGGAGCTTGTTGGGGCGCTCGACTCTTGTGCTTCGGGATGCCGTGCGGGCGATGGCGCCGGGGGCACAGTCGCTGTTGCTCTTCTATGCGCCGCAGGTGCTGGACGCTGCGGCGCCAGAGCTGATCCGGGCAAATCTGCCGCATGAATGGGCGGCACCGGCCTTCGATGTGCTGCAGCTTGAGGATTACAGTTTCATCACTACCAACGACTTTGGCGGCCAGCGACGGGCGCGCCAGGTGGTGGCTGAACGGCTGGGCTATGCCGTTGGGGAGCAACATTATTTCTCTGGCTTTGCCGCCGTCCGGCAGGACTGGCTGCCTATTGTCGAGGCGGCGAAGTCGGCGCGGGCGCGAGGGGTCGCAGAGACTTTCATCTGGGCCTGGCCGCAAGTGACGCGAGACGGTTTCACGCTGTTTTCGATTGTGGCTGAGGATGGCGAGGAGGCAGAGCCAATGGCTTTTCATGACGTGTTGTTTCCCTTGCAACTGGGCTATGGAGCCGCAGGCGGCCCCGAGTTTTCCACCCAGGTGGTGGTTACAGGGTCCGGCCATGAGCAGCGCAACAGCCAGTGGAGCGATGCCCGGCAATATTATGATGCGGGTGTTGGCGTACGCTCCGAGGCGGACCTTTCTGAACTGATCGGCTTTTTCCGGGCGCGGCGAGGACAGGCCTATGGGTTCAGATTCAATGACCCGCTCGACAATAGTTCTGCTGTGTTCGGTCAGCCGGTCGCAGCTACAGACCAACTGCTGGGCTATGGCGATGGTGGGCGCACACGCTTTGCGCTGTTCAAGCATTATGGCGATGGTGCAGACCGTCAGGCACGGCGGATCAGCCGGCCCGTGGCCGATAGCGTGCTAGTGGCGCTGGATGGGGTGATGATCACGTCCGGCTGGGCATTGGCGGATGGCGGGCATGTCGATTTTGACGTTCCGCCGGCTGCGGATGTGATGGTGACGGCAGGGTATCGCTTCGATGTGCCAGTGCGGTTTGCCGTGGACCGCATCGATGTCTCGATTGCCGGCTGGCGGGCGGGAGAACTCCCGTCCGTGCCGCTGGTCGAAGTCCGTGAGGGCTAAGCTATGCATGACGATGTGGAGGGCCTGGGCGAGAGGCTGGTTCTGCCGCTGACGCATCTCGCCTTGTGCTGGCGGCTGGTGCGGCAGGACGGGGTAGCACTGGGCTTCACCAGCCATGACCGACCGCTCATCATCAAGGGACTGCGCTATGCGCATGCGCCGGGGATCTCGCCTTCTGCCGTGGTGTTGAGCGACGGGCTGGACGTGGACACCATGGAGATGGCCGGTGCCCTGTCATCGCATGCCGTGACGGCAGCCGATCTGTTGGCTGGACGCTATGACGGGGCGGCAGTCGAGGTGTTCATGGTTGACTGGCAAAGGCCCGACACGGGGCGGCAGCTGTTGTGCAGGGGATATTTCAGCGGTGTGGAAGCGGGCGAGGGGCCTGATGCCGGCTTTGTAGCACGCTTGCAGGGGCCGACGGCTGTGCTGCAGGCGGTTGCGGTGGAAAGCTATTCACCGGAGTGTCGCGCCGAGCTCGGTGACGGGCGGTGCCGGGTCTCGCTGCGCGGCCGCGAGCACAGACTGCGGGTGGAAGACAGCCAGGGCGACCGGCTGAAGGTCGATGTGGATGCGCTGGACCGCTTCGTGGAAGGGCGCGTCCGTGTGCTGGAGGGCCCGATGGCAGGCCTGGAGCGGCGGGTGATCGGGGATGCGGATGACATGCTGCTGTTGGACGCACCATTAGACTTGGCCACAGGTACGCCACTTCTTCTGCAGGAAGGCTGTGACAAGCGCTTCTTGACCTGTGTCGGGCGCTTTTCCAACGGCGCGAACTTCAGGGGTGAGCCGCATGTGCCGGGCGGCGACCTGCTGATGCGCATTGCCGGTCTTTGAATCGAATTTCAGGAAGGGGATGGGATGACACGGACAGGATTGCGGGACGAGGTCGTCGCAGCGGCCAGATCATGCATCGGTACGCGGTTTCGGCCGCAGGGGCGTCTCATCGGGATCGGGCTTGACTGTGTGGGTGTAGTACTGGTGGCCGCTGCGGCGGCAGGAGTGCGGCCGGACGAAGTGCCGGCCTATGCACTTTCGGGACAGAATATGGCGCTGCTGCTGGCACAACTGCGTGCTGCCGGGTGTGAAGATGTTCATGGCGTTCCAGCGGCCGGGGACATTGGCGTTCTGGCGCCCGGGGCTGGCCGTCTGCATCTTGGTGTACTGACTGGAACGAACTTCGTACATGCCCATGCCGGACTTGGCCGTGTAGTGGAAGGGCCGATTGACGAGGCCTGGCGCTGGCTTGGCACCTGGCGTCTGCGCGGCGTGAGCTGAGCAGATGGCGACACTCATTCTTGGCGCCGCGGGACGCGCTCTTGCTGGTCCGGTCGGCGGTCTGCTTGGCTCTCTGGCCGGCGGCTTTGTTGACCGAGCACTGTTTGGCCCCGGCCGACGGGACGTCGGGCGCATCGACAACCCGCAAGTGCAGAGCTCGGCTTATGGCGAGGCCTTGCCGGTTGTGATCGGACGCATGCGGGTGGCAGGAAATCTGATCTGGTGCAGCGGGATTGCCGAACATGTGTCGCGAACCGGGGGTGGCAAGTCCGGGCAGGCCACCAACCAGTATAACTACACGGCATCTTTTGCGGTCGGACTCTCAGCGAGGGCAATCAACGAAATTGGCCGTATCTGGGCCGATGGCCGGCTGGTGCGCGATAGGGACGGCACATATCTGCTGCCCATGACGATGCGCCTGCACCAAGGGGGGGAAGACCAGCCTGTTGATCCGCTGATAGCCGCAGCCGAGGGCATCGGGCAGACACCAGCTTATCGGGGACTGGCATATGTGGTGTTCGAGGACCTGCCGCTGGAGGATTTCGGCAATCGCATCCCCAGCCTGAGCTTCGAGGTCATCGCCGATGAAGGCGCGCTGGATTTCGGGGTTGCGCTTCGCGAGCTTTGCCGTGCGGCGCGACTGCCGCTGACTGGGGTTTCGATCGATACGGCAGGCGAGTTTGCACCGCTTTCCGGCTACATATTTGGCAGGCCGGGCAGCGTTGCTGATGCGTTGGCACCAGTACTTGAAGTCTGTGATGCAGCCGTGATGGCCGAAGCCGGGGGGTTACGAATCCTTGGGATGCAGCCGGCGACCGCCGATCAGATCAGGACATTGCCTGAGGCCGATGGCCAGGCTCGACAGGCAACGCAGGCGGCTACCCGCGATCGGCGGATCCATGCTGGCGATAGCGGGCCGTACGCCATGGAGCTCGGCTATTATGACGAGGAGAGGGATTACCAGGCAGGGCTGCAAAGGGCGTGCAGAGGCGGCGCTCGGCAGCTGAGGCAGGAGGTGGTGCCTGCGGCCATGCAGCCTGGGCAAGCCAAGGGACTGGCGACAGCTCTGCTCATGCGTCATCAGGCTGAACGCTGGCGACGGACCGTGAGCTTGCCGTGGCGTGCGCTGGGCGTGCGGCCCGGAATGCTGGTACGCATGGGTGGCGCCGATGTCTGGCGAGTGCGCGAACTACGCTTCGAGGGGTTCGTGCTGACGCTCTCCTTGCAGCGCGTTTCGGTCGCAATGAGCGTGATGCGGGCAGGCGATGGGGGCAGGTCGCTGCGGTTCAGGGATCAGGTTGCAGGCTCGACGCGCTTGCATTTCATGGAGCTTCCGGCTCTGGGTGGATCCCTGCCGACCGTTCCTGCGCTGATGGTGGCGGGGGCTGGCGCCTCGCAGGGGTGGCGTCGTGGCAGCTTCGAGATCAGCAGTGATATGGGTGCCAGCTATACGACAGGCGGTGTACTGGAATCAGGCACGACGATGGGCACGGTCGCTACCCCGCTGGCATCTGGCCCACAAGACATCTGGGACAGGCACAATTACTTCGATGTAGAACTGCTCGGGCCGCACATGTGGATCGAGGGGCGCAGCGAGGCTGCTGTGCTGCAGGGCAGCAATCTGGCGCTTGTCGGGGACGAGCTATTGCAGTTCCGTGATGTGGAAGTGCTTGCGCCAGGTCGCTTCCGGGTCCGTACCCTGCTGCGGGGCCAAAGGGGTACCGAGCATGCCGTTGACCGGCATGGCGTGAACGAGAGGTTTGTCTTGCTGGATGGGTCCGGCCTTGTGGTACTCCAGTCAAGCTTGGAGAGCATCGGCCAGCAGATGATGGTGAGGCCGATGGGTGCTGCCGATCTCGACACGCCACCTGTTTCGCTGACAGTGCGTGGTGAAGCCCTTTTGCCCTTGGCGCCAGCACACCTCCGTCTTTTCAAGGAGGATGGCGACGTATTGATCGACTGGATACGCCGCAGTCGAGCTGGGTTTGCATGGCTCGATTTCGTGGACGCGCCGCTTGGTGAAGCGACAGAGGCTTATCGCCTCGATCTCTATCTTGATGGCAGGCATGCCAGGACTGTCGAGGTCAAACTACCCGGGTATCGCTACCGGCAGGAGGCAATTGCCGAGGATGGCGGCGGCGCGGTGCTGGCTGTCGAACTGATGCAACTGAGCGCGGCCATAGGTCCTGGACGGGCGGCGCGTGGCAGTATTCTTTTGACATAGCCGGACATAAGGAGCTTCGAGATGAACCAGACTGTTCGTCATGGCTTGCCGTTGCTGGCAGCCGGGCAGGCGCAGAAGGAAGTGACGCACAATGAGGCGATCAACGCGATCGATCTCAGGTTGCAGCTGTCCGTGCTGTCACGATCACAACCTGATCCACCGGACGCACCGCAACCAGGCGATACATACATCGTGCCACCAGGCGCCACCGGCGCATGGGAGGGTGCTGCCGGAAAGGTTGCGGTGCACGATGGCTTTGGCTGGCAAATCTATCTGCCCGCGACAGGCGCGGTTGCCTGGGTCGCCGACGAACGGGGCTGCATTGTCCTGAATGATGGCTGGTCATCGGGCTGGCCGATCACATCACTAATGATCGGTGCCAGGTCTGTGCTGGCGGCGCCGCCCAGCACGCTGTCATCGCCAATCGGGGGAACGACGGTTGACGCAGAGGCGCGAGCGGCAATTGTGGCGTTGATCGACGCGCTTCGCGAACAGGGGTTGATTTCTTAAACTATTTCGCACTCAATTCCGGCGAAATGTTGCAGCAATGCAACATTGTAATGCAATCCTCTCTTGCCTGTTCGAGCCTAGCTGCGGTAGGAAGCGGTCGGAGTTCAAACGTTGCACCTGATGTCACAAGGGGAACATAATGCGTAAATTCATATTGGGCGCCGCACTGACCACGACCATGCTGGCGGCCCCGGCTCTGGCCAGAGATAATAGCTGGTACATTGGCCTTGGGGCTGGTGCCAATCTGATGCAAAATCAGGTTTTCGACATCAAGAATGCTGCTGGCACCGTCACGACGACTGACGCCATCCGTAACAAGTATGAGATTGGCTATGATGTCGGCGGCAACATCGGTTATGACTTTGGCCCGTTCCGGGCGGAGTTCGAGGTTGCCTATAAGGATAACAATATTGACGTCGT